AACATCTACGTTACCTGCGTTATCACCAACAAAGAGTCTTTCTCCTTTGTTTGCCTGAGTACCAGTACCGATCGTTAGACCAAGTTCACCGAACTGAAGACTTCCGGGAGCTGTTGTACCCGTCGATCTTTTTACTCGTATAATACTAGCCATTTCTAAAAGTTACCTCCATTGATATCCAAGTTTTGTGTCGTTCCGGGTGTTAATGTCAAAGTTGCTTCAAATTTTGCAGTGGTTGAATTGTAAACAAGAACCATTCCATTTTGTGGATTGTTGACCTCTGTATCACTAAGTCCTGCTAGAGTACCACTGACGTTTCCTGCTAATGAGGATACGACTTTAGTTGCATTTTGTTGTCCAACACGGACTTTGATGTTTGCCATTAGCGAGTCACTCCTTGCCTTACTAAAACAGATCCTTCAACAACTCTTGTTACTTCACCTACACTATCAGAAACGATAACGTCATAAACGTATCTTCCGGGTTTAAGTGTTGCAGTCGTTGCACTTGATAAACCAACTTGTACTTGACCATTCTCAGCATTTTGAATTGACGCTGTAAATGTTGCTGCAGCGTTAGTGCTTCCTGCATGTTTTCTCATCTGAGACGATGCACTAAACCCACTAAGGTCTAATGCAGAATTAGATGAGATATTTTCTAATGAAAATGTTTGTTGGAAGGTAGCACCTGTATTGATTACAAGGTTACTAACATATACTGCCATTTATAATAATAAAATATGATCTATAGTTTATTTATATTTTGATGTACTATGAATTTTTCTGAATTAAATCATTCAGAAGCCCTTTGAGAGTATCTATCTCAGCTTTAAGACTATCTATTTCAGATTTTTCATTTAATTTTTTATTTTTCATCTTTTTATATCTCATATAACCAGTTGTATCGCAGTTAACGATAGCTCCAGTATTTTCATCACGATAAAGATGTTTATGTCCTTCTACTCGTATCATGCTAATGCAATTGCTCGTAGATCACTTAATCTTGGTGCTTCGGCTTCATTTGTACCACTAAACACCACTTTAATTACGAACCCAGTAAATTCTGGTAGATTATCAGCAGTGAACTGATATTCTAAAAATTCGTTATCTGTGCTTGATGCAACTTTTGCATCTGGTCTACCACTATTTCTAGCAGTGTTAATTACATCATCACCAAAACCATCACCATCTGTATCAAGTAAATTATCAAATCCGGGGAACAATTCATATGTTTGCTCTCCTTCACTCACCTCACCGGTGAATAATTTATAAAGAACTCTAAAGTCGGATGACTCATTTCTAAGTGCACTCAATACAACCTGCAATGAAGTTGCTGGTTGCTTCAAATCAACACGGTTGGAGATGTAAACTCCTGCGTGAGGATCATTAGAATTTAATTTTACTCTTTGATCAGTGGCATAATCACCCACGGGGTTATTTAATCTATTTCTTATATAAAGAATAGATGCATTCATCGTATCAACAATAGGTGATAAATTTTTATCACCAGATAACATTCTAATCGCGACTGTATTTGATCTATTTAATGGTAAATCTGTCAAATATGTATCTTCATTAATTGGTGATGCAACTAACCTTGGTGTACTTAAAGGATTTATTTTATTAAGTTCAATATTTTCAAACCCTTGATCAAGGAATGATACTTCATTTCCACCTGCACTTGTTCCACTAACTGTTCTTGTACGAGCAGATATGGCTGTCTGACCGGGAGTTATAAAATTCATTCTTGGATAAATTTGATTAAATTGTATATTTTGAGAGGCAAATATTTGTTTACCACCTCCAAATGAATCATTAAAGAAATTCAACATTGCATCTTCTTGGTTTGCAATACCAGTTCTTATTGGATCGTTTACTGAATTAAACACCGCACCTCTAGCTATTTCAAGATAGTACTTATCAATATCACTTTCACTTCTTAATAATGTAGTGGATGGTAATTGATGATCAGTGTTTATGCCTGTTAATGAGAATCCATTAAATTCATACTTATAGATTAAACTTCCAACTTCATGCTCACGAATAGCTGAACCATCAACACCTCTTTGAGTGATAGTTAATGTTTCAGTGCTACTAACACCATCGTACAACATGATTTCATTGTTGACTTTAAGATATCCCCTTGAAGTTGATATACCTTCAAATGAAGCAAAAGCCTGTGTACCTGCAACACCAACATTAACTGGATCTGCAATAGTCATTACCGAGTCTGATAAACCAAATGACTCATTTAGTACAACTGGAGCTGTAGTTGGTAATACATTTGAAATTCTTAACTTATTATTACCAGAGTGCATACCATGATTATATTGACTTACTTCAATAACATTTCCTTCATAAAGTGAATTTATTGGTGTGTTTACAGTGCCATCCACTTGTTTGTTTCCTGTTAAGGCAACAAATTGTGTTCCATTAAAACGTAAAAGTGGTGCGTTATCAAGGAATTGTTTTCCCTGAACATCAGTAAGATATAAAGTATCAGTTGCAGTTAAACTATTAACATTAATAGCACATCCTGTTCCCTGTAATAAAGTTGAAGAACTAGTTGTCAATCCAACAAAGTCTCCTTGTGAATATCCAGATCCTGCAGCATTCACACTATTCACATTACTTACGAATCCATTAGATGTGGTTATATTCAATTTTAATCCTGTTCCATTTCCTGTAATTGCAAATGTATCGACTGTTACATTAGAAACTGCAGGATATCCAGTTCCACTCTGTCCTATCGATACAGCGTTTACAGTTCCACCAATTCTTTCAACTACTCCTTTTGGTGTAGTATTGGCAACACCGGCCACACCAGCACCAATAACAGTTCCGGGCACTATCTCAGATGCTGTTGCACCTGTATCAATCTTCACCTTCATTTTTCTTGGTAAAGTTCTGATTGCATTATTACCCAAATTTGGAATCTGAGCACTTTCATAGTTTAATGATGGATTATAGAAAATTAATTCTGCGTCTCTTGATTTAGAGAAGTCTGCCTTATAAAGTGTAAATTTGAGATCTTCAAATTGACTTGCAGTCCATATAGATCCGTTTTGAGATTTAAATAAACTACCTCCAATATACTGTTTAGAAATTATTACGCTTTCAGCATCAGGTAAACTTTGAGTTTCAATTGTTGGTTCACCCATTCTACCAATCCATGCCTCATAATTATCACTAGAAGGAGCTAGAAGAACCACAGCGTACTCTTCACCAGCCTCAAGGTAAATTGGTGAAGGGAAAGTAACTCTAGTTGCTACAGAGGCATCCTCAGATATATTAATTTGAGATGGATCTAATACTACTTGTGCATAGTCTTGAATTAGGATAAGTGTTGGGGTTCCTAATTGAACAGTTCTAATTTGTACGGTGAGTTTCTCTTTAACATCTTTTGATCTAAAGTATAAGTCAACAGCCGTTAAGAAAGCACCACTCTCATCAACTATGAATGATTGAGCTAGAGGGTCATCATCTTCAATTCTCACAACTTCACGAATAACCTCAGTAACCTCAGTTACGTTTGTAATATTCTCAGTAACATTAGTAACGTTAGTAACATTAGTTACTTCAGTAACTTCAGTAACGTTAGTAATAAATTCGTTAGTAACATTTGTGATTTCGTTTGTTATGAATTCATTTGTAATATTAAAAACAACCGGCACTGGAGGTGGTGGTGGAATACGTACAACCACTGAAGATTGTCTAAATGTATCAACAACTCCACTTGTTCGATAAGTCTGTTCTACTTGACTAATTGAAGGATCTCCAAGTAGAGGTTGTGAATTATTTGAACTAGATGTTAACTTAAATGTTTTAGTTCCATTTGTAAATCTCAACTGTGGTGCTGGAACAGATAATGGATCACGGAAAAAGAAAGCTCCTCGAAGATCTCCTACACCATCAGATATTAATCTTGGTGTTCTGACTGTCGCAGTAGCTCCACTCATCTCACCAACTAGTTTTATTCCTGATGCAATATATCCAAAATATCTACCCTGAGCTTCCTCAACCAAAGAACCTACATCAATGTTTAACACAGTAGAGGAAGAAGAATAAAGACTTGGTAAAGTTACAGAGGGATTATAAGGATTGGTTACATATATTGTTTCTGAAGTTTTATGATTTGGTGCTTTTGTTCTTACAGAAAATATACGATCTGGCCCATCAAAACCTTCGACCGTTTCACCTAAATCAAACGCACCTGAGTCCATTGATATTTCAATCAATTTTGGTATGATATCTATTCCTGATGTGCTATCAAAGAAAGGATAAAATCTTGTATTTGGTTTTAAACCACTGGCATCAAAAGATACATTTCGAGATCTAATATGAGTATCCGGTTCGCTACTTACAATACGATCTGATGTAAATGTACCCTCAACATCACCTAAAACAGTCCTTGTACCACCATCAAGAATAACATTTCGTGTCCATGTATCTGCACTAGGACTTAATATCATTCTTCCCCTAAAGGTCACAATATTAAATGGGTTTACATTTTCAACTCTAGATGCAAGTGGTTGATCAAGCATTACCACTTCATCATAATCAAGAGTGATTAAATCACCCGTTTTTCTCACACCAGAATCCAATAATTCTAAGTTACTTGAAAAATCTGCGGTGCTTGGATTTAAAGAATTACTGATAGCTAACTCTGGTTTTATAGAATAAAAATCAGTTGGAGTAACCAAATGTTGTAAACTTCCAATAACATCACATTTGCAGTCTGGATTTCTACGGTCTAATAATCTAGTATTTTTAAAATCATCAACAAAAAATCCAGTTTTGAATCTTGACAGTCCATCAGCATCTTGAATTTGTAATGATTTTGTATCTAATTCTAGTAATGATAAAGATGTTAATTCTTCAAGATTTTCAATTCTATCCTCTAAATCACCAATATCTCTCATCGTATAACGACGATTATCAACAACTGTAATTACAGCGTCTTTTGTATCGTAAAGATATGCAGGAACTTCTATTGTTGCAATAGTCATTGCTGTCTCAATGTCAGCTGGAATGACTGGATTTTGTGATGATACACCTTTAATTACTTGAAAATAACCACCTGTGTATGCTTTTCCACTAGAATCACCGGGGTCTAATACCAATTTGTCTATTCTAGGTAGATAGAATTTAAAATCTACGGTGGATGCTTCGTTTGGAGCGGGTATTAGTGTTGGATTTGTTCCTGAAGCACTAAAAACTCTTGAATTAAATGCAAACGGTGATGAACCGCTAAATGCAGTTGTTTCAACTCTTGGTCTAAAGTCTAACGTGTCTGAAGCTCTTAAAGTTCCGTTTTTGAGTAATGGGATGTCTTTAAAATTATTAGCTGGATATGAATCAACAGTAAATAAATCACCAGTATCATTTGCTGGAACTGTAAATTTATCAAAAATAACTCTTACTCTTCTTGACGGAATTGTTGCGCCATCCTTTCTAACAATTCTAGAATAATCTGCAAATTCTTCTCTTTGCCCATCATCGAGAACAAAATTTGAAGTTATATCTAAAAATAATCCAGCAATCTTTCCTTGTAGATTTGTAGTAATATTTGACTCTTCAAAAGTAATTGATTCTCCAACAATAAATTTATTTTGTGTTAAATTTATAATCTCTACTGTGGTTGCATTTGTTGCCTCTACCAGAACAGCAATAGCACCACTTTGTGCACCCTTTATCTTTTCCCCTTTAATAGTATTAGAATTAAGAGCTAATCCACTGACAAAAACCAACTTATCCAAAATAGGATCAGCTAGGTTGACTGATTCGTATACACCAATTATCTTGTATACATCAGGAGTATTCAGAGAAATTTCTTTATCATCAACTCTTAATCCATAATATTTGTTGAATGTCAATCCATCTGTTGCAACACCTACTCTAGATGTTTGTTGAATCGCAACACTATTACTTCTGGAAACGTTTTTAGTTTTATTATTAATTACATCTTTCTCTAAGGTCACATTTATCACTACATTTGCATTATTTGCAAGGTTTTTGATGTTAACTTGTTGATTATTGGCAACAAGTTGCACTTGACTTTCAGTAAGAGCTTGGTGACGAGTATCACTTGATGATTTAAGAGAAACACTATAACGATCACCATCATATGGTGCAAAAGTTGCATCTGACACACCAGCGTCTGCAAGTGAAATTGCTAATGTTCCTGTATTAGATGTTTGTTTCTGTACTTGTTTTTTGATGAATAGTTTTGATTGTGCTGTTGAGAGATCGGAAACATTCTTCTTCTGTAACTCTGCATATAGTCCAGCATCATTTAAAAATATTTGTGGTCGAGCAACATGAACTCCAGTTGGTGATAACACTGACATCAATGTTCCAACATTAACACCCGTTACAGAATCTGTTGCGGCTAAAGTAACTGTTTTTAAATCTGTGGAAATTTCAGTTACGCGGTTAAATCTTGGTGCAACATCTGATGTTAAATTAACAATGATGATATCATCAACTTTCAAAGATCCAAATGTTTTACCTGCACATGTTAATTCTGATTCACCACCTGAAGCTGCACTTATATTAACTTCATCTCCTAATCCAAGATTTTTTATTATCCTTGGTTGTAATACTAAATCACCACTAAAATTAACATTAGATGCAAATGTGTTTAGTTGGGATACTGCCTTAACATCTTCTAAACCAAATCGAGTCACAGATTTAATAGATCTATGTGAGGCCAGTGATGAATCTACAGAGGATCCATTAATTCTTAGTTGCTCACCTCTAATAAATGTACCTGATACTTGCTCAAGGTTGAATGTGGTGCCAGAGCCTGCAGATACAGCAAATCCGCTTGCACCACTACTTAATCCTTCAACAAAACTACCTTCAGGTAATGACTGACTGTTTATAGATGTATTTAAAACAATTTGAGTGAATGTTTGAACATCGAACACATAAAGATCAAATTGAGTTGTTGCATCTTTATATTGAGAATCTGTATTTTCAAATGCGTAAATTCTTGCTCTTCCTATTTCAGAACCATTAGATCCGGGATTATTTCCTGTTGGTTTTCTTTGAGATCTAAGACTAACAGTTGAATTTGCAATTGTGTTATTGAGACCTATGACAGGAGATCCATGAACATTATTTAATTTTAATAAAGTTCCAAGTTTAAAATTAACTTTTGCAGTGTTAAATTCTTCCTTGTCTCTTGGTTTATCAACGTCTATCACTGATGTGTTAGGTTTTTCAACATCATGTCCTCTTACATATGCCTTTCCCGGTGATACTTTGACACACATAAAGGGTTCAGCAGGAATATTCTTCTGATCAGTTAATTCACCTTCAGAAAAAACACCCTCATTTGATAATCCATCATTCAAACACTCTGCAACTTCTACCTTAAAGTTACCTACAGAATAACTTCCAGATTCTTCATAAGTTCTCTGAGCAATATAATCTTTAATATAAGAATAATCTGGTTTTTGTTCATTTTTCTTAAGTTGTCCATTATCAAGACGTACTAATTCAACAAAGTTTTTGTCATTAAAGTCAGTAAGTGGTTTTTTTGTTAATGTGGTTTTGATTTGAAGTCTATCTGCACCGGGAGCTGCAAAGTTTGAAAAACCTCTTGCATTATCAAACAATGATGAATCATCTTTTGCCTGAACAATTTGCTCCTGAATGAATAATCCAACCCTATAATTAGGAACGTTAGAATATGGATCAAGAACAATTTTATCAGCAGAAACATTAACAAAATGACCTCGAATAAAAAATACACCATCTGCTATTGAAACTGAGCATCCGACGTTCGATGCGTTCTGATCAACTAATGTCGCTACTGTCTCACCAGCAGTTATTTCAGTGTTTCCGTATATAAATGATTCCTCTACTAAAAGATTTTCACCATCTGCCATGAATGATATTTCATTATCATCACCAGAATCTAAGTATTTTACAAATAATGTTAGATCAGTTACATCTGTAGAGTTCTCAGGAAGTGCATAATTATCAATTTTGATTCTTATTCCTGTCTCTTGACCTTTTAATATTTTTCCTTTTAAATTTTCAACATATAATGATACTGGAATACCTAGATGATCACCTTCTAATTTAATTGAATAGTATTCGTAATCATAATTTGTTCCTCCGGGGATGACCATTGACCCCTCTTTAAAAATATGACTACCAAATGTTTCTACTTGATCTTGTAATATTGATTGTAAAGTTGTTAACTCACGAGCCTGTACTGGTCTACCCGGATTGAATAAAACCCTATAGAACTGATTATCCTTGGAAAAGTCGTCGTAATATGGACTTATATTTAAATTCGTTTTTTGTGGCATTTCTTAAAATTCCAGAATAATTTTTATATCCTCTTTTTGTCTAGAGTTTCTAGAGATCAGAGCTCTATTATCAATGTACAATAAATCACCTGACCCTTTATTTATCTCAGCAGAGGCAAGACCACTTGTAAATGATACACCGAGTGCAACTCTGTTATTACTTGTGTCTGTTGCGATACCGAGATTAAATGATGTATCTATGGTCGCACTTCCTCCAGTAAATGATACGGGTTGAGTTGTTGCTTCAAAATCAAACTTACTGCCTGAATTTGTAATATTTAAAGCATCAGTTTGATCATTTTTATTTCCAAAGTATAAAGATCTATCTTGGAAATACTTTAATATATTAGTATCTGCATCATATGATGCAATGTAACCAAATGCAGTTTGACCGGTTCCAACGGTTTGTTGGACTATTCCACCAATGGTCGGAGTGCCAGTTGGAGCAGTTCCAAATTTCAAGGCTTTTAATGATGAAAAAGTGCTTCCTGTGTATATTGATGTTGTTCCAAAAGAAGTTGGATTCTTCACTAAAGAAATTTGTGCAAATTTAGCATCAATGGGAAAATCCTTTGTTGAATCATCAAATCTAGCATAAACAAGAACACGGTCAGCACCTAATTCTTTGTATAGATCAAATCCATGTCCTCTTGATGGTGGAATAATCGGAACTAACTTTGCAGGAGTGTTTCCACTAACTGCACCAGTGTTGATAGATCCTAAATCTACAATTCCATAAGTGTATCCTTTACCACCACTTGAAACTGTAGTTTTAACTATCCTTTGACCAGAAACTTCAACCACCACCTTACCGCCTGTTCCATCACCTAAAATATCAAATTCACCACCTGTGCCAGTGTAATTATTTCCTTGATCCGCAATATAAACTGTTTTAATTTGATTATTGTTTATATCAGAGTCACCATTCTCACGAACTGCTTGTATTTGTGCATCTGTGCTCGTTGGCCAATTATTTGGTAGTGCGATAAAGTCAGTTGAGTCAAATTTAATTATATCACTTGGATTTACAGTAAATAAGTATTTCCATACATATCCATCTTGACTCTCTCCAGCCTTAGATGGTTCCAAATCAGTAAAAGTTGGTTCGTCTTCAGATGCATTACCAGTAGTGTTTATTCCTGATGATCCATTTTCAATGCAAATGTAAACGTTGAAATTACTATTCATTACATAGTAATTTGCTCCATATAAACGTGTTGCTCCAGTATTTGGTGCTTCGTTTGATGTACTGTAATCATGTCTATACATATCATACTTGACACCCTTAGTCCAATCTATTCTTCGTGCTAATCTTCTAACATTCGCTTCAGTAACTCTTTTTCCAAAAGTTGTAGTATCTCCGATATGTGCTACCTCAGAAAAACTATCTTGAGGGTTCGGTGTTGCAGTGTTCCAATTATTTGCTCTACCAAAACCAACAGAGGCTGGAGCAGGATTAGGAAGACCTACAGCAACATAAAAAGAATTGGATGTCGAAGAAACACCTGCAACAAAATTACTTGCATTTAATATTCTGAACTGATCTGTAACAATTGCTGGCATTATTATATTGTTTTTTCTATATTTATACAGGAAATGGTCATGGTGTGTGAGACCTCTTTAATGCACCACCATCACGGATACCAAAACCTCTTCTTTGAATGGTTGGGAAGGTAGAGATTCCAACTCCAGTGGTTATTCCAACAGTGTTTCCTGTCACCCCAATCGCAACAGGATTATCTCTGATAACATTACCAGAAGATGCTCCTTGTAAGTATCCGAATGAGAATTTACCTTTATGGAATTTATTGACTCTTATCGTTCCTTGCATCGCTGCATGTGATGTGCACTGATAGTGGAATGTAGTGTGTCCAACTCCTGTAGTGTTGAATACTATAGTTCCGTTCTGTGCACCATTGTTTGTTACACCATCACTTACACCTAAAGCAGCACCACCGGGTGTTCTCGATATTCGGAATGGATGAGCATTCATACCATTCACAAAACTAACTGTATCACCATCTTCAACATATATTGTGGGATTTTGTGCAGAGGATAGTGTTCGACCTAAACTAAACTCACCTCTATCAGATCCAGTAAATGTATACGCAGAGGTTCCACTAGCACCGAGAGTAAGACTGAATGACCTTCCATAATTTGCATTGTCAATAGAATTACCAATACCTACAGTTCCCACGTTTAAATTTGAATGGACAGCAACTTGAATTTCAGCGTTGTTTGAACTACTAGTAATAGATTTGACCATATAGACATTATCTAAGAATGTTCTACCAATCGCTACAGGTTCACCATCGACACCACTATTGTTCAAACTAGTAACTCCATGTCCAACTGACGTTTCAGATATGTAAAGAGGGACTGTCGGAACTAAATCTGTAAATGCCTGACCAGCTGGTGCTTGCAGACCAAAATTAAGAAGCATAGTGCTACCGGACTTAGATGTTGAAATTCCGGTGACTATACCAGAAAATCCTTTGACAACTTCAATATCACTTATAAGTTCAGTAGGTGGTTCCTGTGCTGCAACGATCACGCGAGGAATAATTGATTGTGAATATCCTGCACCACCGCTATTAACAGTCACAGATGTGATAACTCCGTTTGTAATATTTGCAGTAGCAACTGCAGTAGAACCAATACCAGTTGCGATTGGTGATACTTTAACGGGGACAGGTGGTCTCGCAATGTGTACCGATGTAGTTGCCCCAACATATCCACTACCACCACTTACAACATCAATACCGGTTATTGCTCCACTGCTTGACACTATGGCTGTTAGTGCTGCAGATACCTGATTGGTATCATTAACAATGATTGCATCAAAATTTATAGAATTAACTTGAGAATCTTCATCTTTTTCGTACTCAAAGAAATCAGCATCATCAACGTAAATTCTAGAGGTATTACCCAAACCAATATCACCGATAATTTTTGCAGTTGGATATACTAAAGGTTCAATTGATTCTCTTGATTTTGAAACAACGATTCCATTTACAACTTTATCTTCTTTTTGTTTAATCCATGTTATGGGTTTATTTGTTGCAGAGTCATTAATACCAACACCAGTATAAATTTCAGTTTCAAAAGTATCTGTAGTTGTAATACCAGACACTGTTCTCTTTCTTTGTTGTAAATCTTGAATGAATCTAGTATTAACATTAGTTAAAGAACTAGTGTCATCATTAGCCTGCAACTGAACTACATCTCCAGTTTTAATTGTAGCAACCGCATCAACAACTGAAATATCTTCTGATGCAGTTCCTTTATAGAAGAAAACAGCGATATTGTCATTTGCTTCAGGAGCAGTAGTGAACTCAAAAGTTGTTCCACCATCAAATACATATGCCTCACCCGGTTCTTGTAAAATGTTGTTAATGTAGATAGCTAACAAATTATTCATATTAATTAATTGTGAATCTGCACCCTCTCCAATATCAAAACTTAATAATTCACCATTTACTCTGAGTGGGAATCTTGTTCTTACACCATCTTGTAAATTTGTTATAGGATCAATGTAATCAAACTCACCAAATTCCCATGATGAGAATTTATCATTGTAAATTTCAGTTACCTCTAAGATAAAGTCCTCTAATACTGCCCCTCTTGCAGTGACCAATCCAACTGGTTTAAATTTATCTCCACGTTTGAAAGAGTGTCCTTCTCTTGCAATCTCAAATGAATTTACTGTAAATAAAGTAGATCCAATACCGACAGTAGAACTTGCGCCAACATTTAACGTGACCAAGAGATTAGATCCTGTTGTGGTTCCTGATACACCATTTCTAGAAACACCAACGACTTCCATGTTGTCATAAGATGGTTGTGGAAATTCAAACTTAGGATTGACATAGTTTTCACCACCATCAGCTATGTTTATATCTAATGTTCCACCAGCACCAACCTGTGCGTTTACACTAGCATCTTTACCTGCTCCTCCACCAAATCCAATAAAGATCGTGATTGTATCTGTTGTCTTTGCTGTAATGTCAGTTGCAATTCCTGCTATTGGATCGGGTAAACCTGTTGTTTTAGAAATAGCACGAGGATAAGCATGATTTGACTGGAAATTATCTCTAGAACATGAAAATACGATACCACCAGTATCAATACCAACAAAATTACCAACACTTAAACCATGAGAAGGAATTGTAAGAGTTAATAATCCTGTATGTGAAATATATGTTGCATCTGTTGCAGTTTTCTGGGGGGCAGTGAATATATTATTACCATTACTATTCGCTCTTATTGATCCAACACCAGAACTTACAAACTTATGTACATACGCTAAATCAGTAACACCTATGGAAACTGTGCCTCCAACAGGTCTATATCCAGATCCAAATGATAGTGTTCCAGCTGGTCTTGAGGGAGATACTGATTGATTATAAACTGTTGATCCTATACCAACACCTGTTATAGTTCCTTCACTGTCTAATATTGCAGTTACTGCAGCACCAACAAGTGGAGCAACTCCTAATCCTCCTGATGATCCAAGAGATACAATTTTTCCACCTCTTGGGAGTTGATTTTGATTAACGTCACCATCAACAATTACATTAAGACCAGTGATTGCAGATGTTATTCCAGTAAATACAATATCTTGAGCTGAAACACCATCAGGAATAAATCTGTAATTGTTACTTAAATTATTTTCGGTGGTTGGTTTTTGAAAAATTCCATTGATAAGAACTAAAGAACTTCCTGTTGCAATTCCAGTAGCGTTTGAACCATTAGATCTCATTCTGAATGTCGCACCAACACCCGTGAATTGTGTTGATAAATCATCAAAAATTCTATTAGTCGTATAAGTTTTTCTTAAGTAAGTTCTTCCTTGGAAGTCAGATCTTGGAAAGTCTAATCCAGATTTATTTTTTGAAAGATTATTAGTTCCTTTAGGAGCATCAGTAAAGAATACTTCTGATCCTATAATATTAAATGAACCTGAAAATACCCTTCCCACTACACCATTATTATGAGATGCAACCTCTGTTCCAAGCACTCCTCTCTCAACACCCAAAATATGATAAGTTCCAACTCCAGTAACAGGGCCGATTGTAGTTGTTCCAAATCCAACTGAAGTTACCTTCATAAATTCATTACCAAACTTAATGCTATCCTCTAAGTTAATATCTGTTGTTGTATTAACACTAAAATTAGTAGCAGTGGTGCCAATACCAGTGCCCACATTATGAGTTAAAGTCGCTGTAACAGGCGAGAATGCCATTGGTGATTGAATTATATTATCCACATTTAAAACGGTCTTCTCAAGTCGTTTTGCCATTGTTAAACGATGTGAATTACCTGCACCAACATTAGTAAATGTCACAGGAGATCCCCCACTAGATGTCCTCAATTGGAACGTGCTATTTGTTAATTTTTTAACGAATACAGTGGTCGGTAGATTAGATCCACCTGACATTTGTAATGTTGTAGCACCTACACCAGCAAAAGTTGATTTTGGTGTGTAAACTAATTCTTCATTTTCTGAGAAGAAGTGGTTTGGTATGGTAAAGATACCAGTGCTACGATTTAATTTTGTAGTATCTTCGGGATCAAACCCTTTCTCATAAATTGGCACTCCACCATTTTTAAGTACAAAATTCTTACGATTTGATCTTGCACCATTTACAGCATTAAACTGGAAAACACTAAGAGATTCTTTAATTCTTCCATAATCAAAATCAGGTGCATCATTTAGTAAATCTAAATCTTTATAAATCGCTTCTGTATAATGTTGTATATGATGTTTTCCAGTACCAGAATCTGGAACAAATTTAAGAACAAATCCGTTTGTAGAATTTAAAGTTCCTCTAAATGTACCAATACCTGAAGTGGTTCCCACAGAGACAAATGGATAATGTATCGTATGTACATCAGTTCCATCATGCACAGCTAGAACTTGATGTATGGCGTGTGTAGAACTTCCACCAACAGTGGTTCCAATACCAACTTTGACAATACTCTTGATCGCACTAAATCTATTTGAGTCAATACCAATGACGTTTGTGCTCGCAGAAGTTTGAATTGATGTAATTCCTGTCTGCAAAATCAAAGATGATTCACTTCCATCAGGTTGTGCATTATCTTTAAATCTATGAGTTCCTGTGATACCAATAGTTCCAAATCCAACAACTTTTGCTCTCACTTGTATATTTGTTACTCCAGCCCCAACTGATGATGAATTGTCAAAATCTATTGTTAAAATATTATTGTGTATTCTTGATCTAAATGATCCAATAAAGTTTGATGAGAAATTATTTTCAGATGATGTATCTGCATAATATTCACTGAAATATGAATTAGTTCCATCATGTGTAGCATAAACATCAACATGATTTTTTTCATTTGTTGATAAGTCTGTTACATCAACTGTGGCATAAAAAGCGGATACTGTAGTTGTTGATCCTGATGCTATTGGTTCTGCAGTTGTTCCAACACTTACCACTGTAGATAATCCAACTAAACTTACCGCACCAAGTGTTGTAGTGCCACTTCTTAGGTTTTCGGAATTGAATGAATTTTTGAAAACTTTTATATCAATATCATCATTATTTGGATCGATCGGTGAAATGTTAAGATTAGTGCTACCATCAATTGTAGAACCTTCTATGTCAACTATGGTTGTTCCAACTGAAACAACGCTATTCTTTTCAAAAGTAAATGTGTCATTATTATCTTTAAAAAGAACAACTTCATCGAGTTGAATAGCGTTATTTGCTATATTTCTTGATTGTATCAAAAATCTACCAAAAGTTTCTCCAAAAGGAACTGAAATCTTTCCTGTTAGATTAGCATCACTATCGGAAAATAAAGAACTAATATCATCAATTTTTAAAACTCTATTAGTATTGCATTTAACAAATTTTGCTAGTTTAGTATTTTTTAATTGAACGAATTTTGATGATGTTGTCGTGAATCCTAAAATTGTATCAATATCTTTAGCTAAATCAAAGTTATTAATAGCATCAACCCTTTGATCTGTTATAATATCTGCAGAAACTATGGTAGCGTTAGATATGCCAATCCCAGCTTGTGTGGTTGATGTTATACCTGTATCAGCAAAGTTTTTAAGTCCACTTGTGTGAAGTAACCTATTTACAGGGTCTATAATTTCATCAAATGTTTGAGGACTTTGAATTGTATAGGCTAAGTTTTGATAGTAATTATTGTCGGCAAGAACCATGAAATCTTCACTCAATCTACCAATTTCATCTTTCCAACCTTTATTCTGTCTTAATGAATAATCTATTGTAAATCTACCTTTATTATTTTTAATATTATTAATAGTTGCAACTGTTCCAGAATTTTCTCCACGAATTATATCACCTAATTTAAACTCATATGATCCTTCAATTTTTATAAACTCATCAGGACGATTATCTAATACTAATGATCCAGTAGCACTAAATGTTAGTGGATTGGAATTTATTTGAACTGCTAATTTTTCACCTGTTCTAAACTCTGAGGATTTTTGTGATGCCACGAATCTTGGATAATCGCTAAATTTTACAATAGATGCAAAATTTTGACTACCCGTATCAGCGACACCGGGGTTACTAGCAGATACTGGTAATTTAAATTCAACTTTTGCTGGATCAGTATTATTGTATGTTATTACTTCAAAAAACTGAAATCCATTATCTGGAGAATTAAAACCAGTACCGGCACTTCCCTTTGTAATATTCTCGACAAAAACTTTTTCTCCAACAACAAACTGTGGAGTTGCAAAACCATTAATTGGTGTTTTTAAAGTGCATGTTACAATACCGGAGTTACTACTTTCAACCTCAGTTACTCTATAACCATTAGTATTGTTTATAGTTCTTAGAATTTGTGTTTTGGAAGTTAACCCTCTAGGTGATTCTAATATTTTTATATTTGATATTGAATTTGCGGCTAATATTACCTGAATAACTCCTTGATCATTTGTTAATTTACCAGTATCAGGATCAATAATAACGAGATCAGGTGCATCAATATAATTTGAACCTCCATTAACAACTTCAATATCTGTTATTGAATCTGAATTTATCAGTGTAACAGTTGGTGATAATCTAGCTTCAGGACGTAGTGTCTTATCAGAATGATAATCAAATCCGGGATCAGTAATTCGTACATTATTAATATTATTGATTGTTGATGAGAGGCATAAAATAGCAGCACCAGTTCCATTTTCGCTGGTAATACTTGATATACCGGGTAAATTTTTATATCCAAAACCTCCGGATGTTAAATTTATTTTACTTACACCACCGGATGTATTCTTGGATGATGTATCATAAGTTATAGTTGAAGCTGCTCCTGATAGATACGATCCTTGTTCGGGGACTTGATTAAGTGAAATATTGAAACCACCAGTAGTTGCCCCAAAAGCAGTGTAACTACCATTATATTCGCTATCTACATAAGAAATTTGTGAACCATTTTTAACATCGGGGTCTGATGTGCTTATAAATCCTGTTTTTTCTAATGTGTAAAATAATTTTTCAGGATTAGTACTATCAAATCTAAGTGTAACTGTAGATGTTGTGCCTGTGCCTGATATACCATTTCTTACTACTCCAAAGTTTGTTGTAGATCCTGTTGATACAAATTCATTTTTGAATTCTGAGTCAAAGTAAAAATTCAAATTATATCCATTTAAAGATGGATCTGAAACATAAAATAATAAATTATCATTTCTAACAATATTTAAAGGAGGGTTTACTAATGATAATTCTTGTGTGCCTCCACTGTTTGTTGTTATCCCAATTGTATTTGGAGGTTCATTTATCACATCATATCTTGTCTCAGCCAATCTAAAATGATCATCATCAATTCTGTAAACAAAATATGTTCTCTCTGATGTTAATCCAGTGGCAGGACTACCATTATAGAATAATTTTTGTCCAGTTTTAAATCCATGATTTATAATATTAATTTCATCTGAATTTACATTAGCATTTGAGAAGATTGTTGGATTTAAGAGTAATTTGTCATTTTTTGAGTCATATTTTACAACAACTGATGTTGATCCTGCACCAACACCTTTAGTCTCATTTGAAACTAAATTTAATTCTATGATATCATTATTTTGAAGACCATGAAGTGTTGATCCAAATGAAATAGTTGATATACCTACAGTAGCAGTGATTCTTTCAACTTTACCTTTTACTTGAGGATAGTTTGATTCAATAGAATATTCAAAATTATCAAAACTACCTGTCTTAAAGAACACTGGTTCATGATTTGCTGTTAGAGCAATACCAATAAGATCATCAGAAAACTTTCTAACGTATACTGTTGTAGAGACACCAGACGATGGTAATGTAAAATCAGCACCTACTTGGAATCTATCACCAATACCAATAGTGAATGCAGTGTTAGGTGTTGTTGTTGGTCTTCTAAGTATTACTTCTTGATTATCTGAAAAAGGATGATTTGGTAAGAAGATGGATTTTGCTGGAATTGATATAACTTGCGATAGTTCACCTGTGGTATATGATTTACCTATTGAAACAGATCTTCCAACTGTGACTGCAACTCCAACCGCTTCTGCAGGGTTAAAGTATACAATATCATTCTTTTTCGATATAAAATCACCTATATCTGTTGTTCTTAACTTTAAAAATTGTGGTATAGTTTGAACTAATCCACCAAGTGTGTGGAATTTACTTGTCTCAGCAGCACCTACAATCCCTCTCTTTACCCTTACAATACTTCTTTGTTTGAAAGTATTTAATACTAATAATTTTTCAGTTCCAATACCAATACTGCTTCCTGCAGAGACTGTTGGTGGTATTGTTGCTAAGTATATGTCTGTAACTATACCAGCTGTATTTTGTTCTCCTAAACCTTTATATAATACTGTGCTTTCAGAAGTAACTCCAATTCGATGTGAATCTGTTAGTTTTGGAATACTTGTTGATAATCCTGATATGACGATCACATCATTTGTATTTAAATTATGAGTCGTAGAAATAAATCCAGAAATTGTTCCATTTCCTCCACGAACAAAAACAACATCTCTATATGTTGTAACACCAACTGTTACACCACTAACATCTTTACCCTCTATTCTTGATACTAAGGCACTTGCACCTCCACCGTCAGTTCCAGTATTGTCAAAATTCAAACTATCTCCAACTTTATAATTATCACCACTAGATACAATATTAAAATCATCAACATCACCGTTTGATACTGATTCAATAATTGAAGTTTGTTGTTTTATCTCATATGATTCTATTGCAAAATTATAATCTGCATTTTTATCATCAAATTTATATGGTAGAGAATTTCTTGTTAAATTTGATGAATTAAAATCAAAATTGTTTTGATTTATAGTAAAATTATCAGCGATTGGATCTGATCTGTAAGTATCTCCGATAAAGTAAGGAAAAACTGGTGTTTGATTGATAGGTGATACACTTGCAAAATATGCATATACTCCATCTGGAAAATCAGGTGTTTTACAAAATCTACCATTATTTTCATCTAAATCACCACTATTATCATATACATAATCTTCTACAAAAAATCCTGCAGGAAAAACAGTTGTTGATGGTCTATTAACTATCAGTGAAGAATTTAATGAATAACCAGAATTAAGAACTTTTGATAAAGAACTACTATTATTAGATTCAGAATACCCAAATGGCCCGTAAATTGGATTACCATCATAAGCCCATCCAATTATTGGAGAGTGAACTTGTGGTGATGTAACAGTATCACCGAAAGATGTTTGTATTTTACCAGCATAACCTAAAACAGAGTATTGTAAATTGTTTCCTGATTCTCTTAATAAAATTTCATCTCCAAATCTTTCTAAATTATTGACATTTAAATCTCTAACTGTAGAATCAATGATAAAACCAGATCCATTAGGTGTGACCTTGACTGCAGGTTGAGATGTATATCCTATACCCGGATTTATAACTTTTACCTCTGTAATTTTACCGTCATTAACAACTGCTCTTAATTTTCCACCTATTCCAGTTCCCACACCTACAATATCTAAATCTGGTGCTGATGTATAATCTTTACCTCCAAATCTAACATCACACTCTACAATTTTACCTTCAAGAATTATTGGTTTTAATTCAGCACCCTCACCATTAAGAATTTTTATGTTTGGTTTTTTCTCAAAGTTAAGAATATTTGAACCATAATTTGTTCCTGATTCATATAGATAACCATCAGTCAGAGGGCCACGTATTTTTGGTGTAGCAACTATTGATTCTGTAAGACCTGCTGATACTGGAGAGTAAACTGCACTTACGGAAAGAACCACTGGTTCAAAAAAGAATTGATGATTACTTAAAGATGAAACTTCAGATATTCTTACAAAATTCTTTCTTAAATAATTTGAGTTAGGGTCTGTGGCTCCAACACCCACATCAATTAATCTAAATTTATCTTCATCTAATTTCAAAACACGATAACGTGTGGTTATTCCAAGTCCTACAGGTGCATGGTTTGCATTACCACTTGTTGGTGAGTATTGAATTAAATCACCAGTTATAAATCCATGATCTTTAAAATTAACTGAATTATCTACTGTGGTTATACCAACTGGTTTTACAATTAATTTTCTATTGGTATAGTTACTTCCTTTTTTTATAACTTTAATAGATTTAAGATGATTTTTTAAATTTAACAACGTAAATTTATGATTTCCAGTTTGATTCTCTACAGTATACCCAATAGTGTTGATACCAGCAGAGTAATCTTTTTGAGTTGGATATAATTTAATTGAACTAATTCCAACCACTTCTGGATAATATATTGATCCACTGATTAATGTTTTATTTTGTACAGTGTTTGATCCCGCGAAAGTACCGATTCCTATGGATGGATGTCCATTGTTGCTGTAAATTAATGGTTCTCCACTTTGTAAATTATGAGGTTTATCTGTATAAATTATATCTGCAATATGATCAACTCCACCACGATTAATTCTTAATCTACCATCAAATGTCAATTCTCTTTGTCTTTTTGTGACGATAGGTTTTAAAATTGCTCCAGAACCATTTCCCCCAGACAACGTGATAGATGATATTCTTTCAATGTCAAAATTTTGCTGATCAACAAGCACCTCTTTCAACTCGCCAGTGACCACAGGTTGAATTAATGCGGTTGTTCCTGCTCCAGCAGGGGCTGGGACACTGATTTGAGGAGGATTTACAACATCAAAATTTTTACCTTGATTAAAAATTATAAAGTCTGATAATGGGCCATAATAGATCTTATCAAGAGATTTATAGTTTGCAATCTCAACACCATTCTTTAGTATACCTGTCGTTCCAACTTCGGTCTTTACTGAGTTTCCAGACTTAATATTTGCTTCAGCGGGAAACTTTTTAAGTATTTTTTGTACACCTATCTGTTCATTTTTATGTCTTAAAAGAACAAACTTATGAGTTCCTGTGGTAGAAATTCCAGTATTTGTAAATTCAATATAAGGTGGGCGAGCAAGATTTACGTTTGTTACTGTTATAAAAGATCTTGAAGGATATAATCTTAAAATTTTATCAGGATTTCCAGAATCATCAGGTAAAACTTCTGCATAATAAACTCCTCCAGTTGTGTCGAGACCCACTAAAGGATCTTCACTTGGAATGTACGCAATCGCATCACCGGTGATAAAATCTATTTTATTATCAAATTGCAACTTTGAGTATAATTCAGTCACGTTATTTTTTTCAAGTAACTGACCTGTTACTATACCAGCATTATTAGCAACACCTATTTGAGGATTTGCACCTAATTCAGATTTTACAACTGTCTTCTCAATAATATATGATGGCATTGAAGATGATGCCACGTAATAATTTTCATCATTGTCATTATATGTGTTTTGCACATTAGCAGTGATTTTATTATCACCAAATTCTAAATCAACATCTGCAGCACCAAAGGCTTTGTCTAGTTCTCTTTGTAAGTCATGGTCTTTGTCATTAACAGTTAAACTTGTATTTAATTCAATTTGATTGCTACTATCTACCTTTATAACGCTAATACCAGTTAATTTTGGAACTGTTGAACCCTTGGCCAAGAATGAAACTTTATCACCATTTTTTAAGTTAGATTCATCTAGTGTGGCTTTAGTAATAAATGATGAGGATGTAGTTATTCCTGAAGTCTCTAATTTAAATCGACTTGCAGTATTATACAACCAAGAATTGAAAAATACTGTTTTTCTTGTTCTATCACTGGCAAGTGTTGGATTAGGTATCTTTTCTCCTAAATTCTTTACAGTTATCTTTTCACCTTCAAGAGTTACACTTGATTCTTTGCTAGGTAAAAGTTCAAAATCAGATAGAACTCCAGTAATTCTTAACTCAACTCTCTTGGTAAGATCACCATTTTCGTATCCAAAAATGAACTCATCACTTCTAATATCATCAGTAGATCGAATTGAGACACCAATTCCTGTACAATTCAAAAATTGATTTATAGTCTTATCACCGTATGTAATGGTGTTTATGCCATTTACACCATTTGAAATTAGAGTTCCAGTTGTGCCAAAACCAACCGTTGAATCAACAGTTAATAAATCAGAACTTATAGGAGCATCTTCAATAATTCTTGTTTTTCCGGGTATTGTGAAAGTTCCTTGTATTGCTGTTCTCTCATCATATCCTACAAACAAATTAATTTTGTAATAGGTTGTTATTCCTAAATTACCAGATCTACTAAAAATTTCTACCTCAGATACAGATCCTGAAGTGTTTAAATCAGTTGATTTGGTAATTGTTTGCCCTACTAACTTATTTGGATCACCAGATATTTGTTCAGCAACTATTACTTCCCTTCTTAGATACTCTGCAGATGATGGTTTTATCAGTAAATTTTCAAGATCAATAATTTTTGGTGAAATCCCATACAAAACATTAAATAAAATACGAAATGACTCTTCAGTTCCTTTAGATTTGTATAATGATTTTGACTCTTTGATAAAATTACTAATATCAACATTTGTATTTAATTTTGTATCCTCTAAGCCAGGAGTTAAATATGATTTAACTTTTTTGTAAAATTCCTGAAGAAACAATACACTTAAATTTTCAACAGATGATGTTGCAGTGTGATCATCAGCAACAGATGTAGAAAATACTAATTCTCCAAGATTATTAGGATCTGTATAAGAAGTTATACCACAAAATCCACGAGTAACATCGATAAATTCTGTAGAACTTTTAGATGTGTACGTAAAAATCTCATTATCAATTTTAAAAAGACCATGCTTATCAGGAAATCCCTTTGTTGATGATACAGTGACAGTTGTATCTGATGTCCCTATTCCAGATGTAAGTGTTGTTACACCTACAATCACTTCAGGTGTCAGATTATCTAACTTAAGATATTGATCTAAATTATCTGTTAAATCTATAACTCCACCATGATGTTCTTGTGAAACATAGTATTGTTTTAAAAAATCAGATGTTAATGGGCTCTCTGAAGTAATAAACTCAGGGAGTTGATTATCAATTATATCTTGAACTTGTATACGCTTGTTTATTCCAGTTCCGATCATGTTCTTGTCAATTCTCCGTTAGAATAACTTGAAGTTACTTTATAACCAACACCAGATATTTGCTCACCTGATGTAATTGTATCTTTAACCATATTTATTTGACTACTTGGAATGTTAAAATCAAGGTACAGATCTTGTAAACCAATAATATCATTTGATTCTGGGAAGGCCTGCACTTCGATAATATTATTTGGTTTATCAGTTGAAATAATATTTATTGTCGATAAATTTATTTCTCCATGAACATAATCAACAGTTCCTGCTGATTTTACAACCACAATAGTTTCACCACTTGTATTTTTTCTTACAACAGAAATAGTGCCTGTCAATTTGTCATCATTTGGAATATCCGTAAAGAACACCGTTTCAACTGTGCCTAAAATTTTGAATCCAGTGCTTTTTATATTGAGACCCTCTGGTTTAACGTTAAATTGATTTCCAAAACATAATTCATATTGTGCAAATTGATTGACTAAAGCATTTAAATTTCTTCTTATCTTAACTCTAGTAATATTTGATGTTATCGCTTTATCGATATTATCAACAACGTTTAATACCTTACTATACTTAAATCTACCACCAAATTTATTTACATCTCCAGAATTAGAGTATTTTGTTAAAGCTGATATGATCTTTGCTTTTAAATCGTTTACAGTAGACACTTTCGTTGAATCATAATAAATGAAGGATTCAACCTCAACATAAAGAACTTGTAAGTCAACTATTTTTTGATTTATACCTGTTAATGAATAACTTTTCAATTTTGTTAAAATTTGTGTTTTATCAAAATCAGATACAAATTCACCATTTTTTGGTTTGATTGTTATTAACACAGTTCCAAATTGTGGTGGATCGACTTCTTCACCTCCTACAACTGATACACTCTCTGTATTTGGATATATTTGTTGTATTATTGATTCATAATCTCTTGAAGTTACCGCTCTGTACTGGGATGAATATAGTCTAGGTGCAAAATACTTAATTGAGTCAATAGTCTCAATATCACCTCCATTAGATGCTGGATTAATTGTATTGATTGTTGGAATAACAGAGGGAGTAATTACTTGACCATTACTTCCTAAAAAATTACCTGGAAAGTTAAAGAACTCAGGGCCATTACCTTCAGAACCTGATGTAACAACATATTGAATTGTA